TCTCCGTCAGTACACGTCGGCTAACTTGCGTCTTGAGACCGACAACGCCATCAACCTGTCCTCGGCTTACTCGCTTGCAACGTTCACTGCTGTTGCAGACGAGTACCCGTCAGCTATCGTCGGCATCGTCCGCGCCTAAGCATAGGTAAAGAACATGGCAGCGTACGACGCACTGAAAGCGTATGTTGGAGCACCTGACTCCGACAACACGTTTGTTGAATCTTGTTTCAACGAAGCACACTTACTTGTTGACAAGTTTGTTGGCGCAGTCGTCGTACCTGCCACTGTTCTGACCCGCGCAAAAATTGAATGCGGATCGGAACTGTACCACCGCCGTTCAGCCCCGAATGGTATTGCACAGTTTGCAACACTCGACGGTGGTTCAGCGGTTCGTGTGGCACGTGACCCAATGATTGGTGCATACCCACTGTTGTATCCGTACACAGGTCAAGGTCTCGCATGATTGGGGCCGGACGCACAGCACTAGCCAACGTTCTCACGTCGGCTGGTATTCGTTCGTTCGAGACCGTCCCGGAACGTATCACCCCACCCCTGGCCGTTTTACAACCAGCTGGTGATTGGGTTGCAACTGGCGAAGTTTTTGGTGAGTATCGGCTTGGCTTTGAAGTGACCGTAATTGTTCAGACCGCCGCCAACAAGGTTGTTTCGTCAGCGATAGATAATGCTGTCGACGCAGTTCTAACGGCTGTATCGGGCGCACAGGGCTTCTACGTGGGTTCTGTGTCTGCACCTGCCCTGCTGTCGGTACAAAATGCCGAGTTTCTGTCCGCAACACTCACCGTTTATCAAAACACCCGACTCTAAGGAGATATCGTGGCATTACCCACAACCCCATCAACACGCATCAAAGCCAACGGCCTACTGTTCCAGCTCAACACTGGTTCGATTGCAAGCCCGTCATGGAAAGACTATTCGTATGACTGCATCTCATTCATGGTTAAGTCCGAGGATGCATCCAACGACCAGGTCACATTTTACGACGCCAGCGTCGGAGGAGGAATTGATAAATTCGCCGAGGCTGAACTGATCCAGTCGCTCGAATCAACGTCGCTCTGGCAGTATCTTTACACCAACCCCGGCAAAGAACTTCAATTCCGTTACGCACCATTTGGCAACACCACCATCAGCTCAACCCAACCCGGTTTCACTGGTTACTTGCGTTTGCCACGTTTGTTGGCTCCTGGACTTGGTGGCGCAGCTTCGGTCGACGGCACGTTCGGTTCCGAGACAGTTCGTTTCGACATTATTGACGAAACCGGACAGTTGCTTACACAGGTTACGACTGGTACCTGGACACGCGCCTAATCAATCATGGGTATGGTCATTGGTGGTTCTGCTGACGGCATATCGCTGTTTCAGGACACCAATGGCCGCACTTATGTTCGCGGTCTGAATGAGACTCGGGAGAAGTTTTTGCAAATGGGTGGCGACCGCAACATGTTTGAGGGATGGATAAAGCAGGCCGCGCTGGTTGCAGCTCGCGAGGCTACCGCAACAGCACCACGTTTGACTGGAAGTTTGGCAATGTCCATTCGAGGATATGCGTCAAAGACTGTCAACATTCGTAACTCGGGCACGGGTTCGCTAGATCGTCGAATGGTATTTGGTGGTGTAATCACTGCTGGTTCTCCTCGTGTGTTATGGGCTAGGGCAGTATCGCTTGGCACATATCACGAAGCTGGAACGACGTCTAAGACTGGTAACCGTGTGTGGCGCACCACAGTACGCGGTAAAGGCAACCCCTACATGGTAAAGGCACGTGAGAAAAAGAAGTCTTATATGGTGCAGTTGCTAAACTACAAGTTGGCACAATACATAAAGCAGAAAGGCTTTCAAACAAATGGACTTTGAGGACATTACGCTTGGCGAGATTGCCGAAATTGAGGATTACGCGCAACTGCCGTTTGCAGACATTGGTGTTGAAAAGATTGGTGTAATCAAACTACGCATTGCTTTGGCGTGGATTATCAAACGCCGTGACAACCCTGCATTTACTATTGCTGATGCAGAGAAACTTACCCCTGGCGATTTTGCTGAATTGTTTGGGGATGACGACAGCACAAAAAAATAAAGAAAGACCGGGCAAAAATGCTGGCCGCACTGGTGGCTGGTGCTGGTCTCTCGGTCACAGAAGCAAACCAACTGACGTTGCGAGAACGTAACGCAATCTTTGAATATATGAACGGGGGCAAGTGATGGCCGTACCAAACATGATTGTTACGTTGGCTATGAATGCCAGCAAGTATAGTTCGGGTCTGAAAAAGGCTGCTGGTCAGACGACCACGTTTGGTTCGATGGCAACTAAAGCGTTCAATATTGCTAAGGGTGCAATGCTTGGTCTGACTTTGGCAGCCATCCGTTATATTCCTATTCTTGCCCAGATGGGTGCAGAGTCGCGTAAAGCCGATATTCAACTGAAGTTTATGCTTGAGAATATGCAGGGCTTGGGTAAAGCCACTGACATGACTATCAAACGTATGAATGATTATGCGCAATCAGTCAACGTGGCTACTGGTATTGATGATGAACAAATCAAAGCAGTTCAAAAGAAACTCTTGGTATTCAAGTCTTTGCGTGATACTGCTGATGAACTTGGTGGCACGTTTGACCGGACAACCAAAGCGGCCATAGATCTCGCAGCTGGTGGTTTTGGTGACATGGAAGCCAACGCAATCAAACTGGGTCGCGTGTTGGAAAATCCGATGTCTAACCTGACGGCTTTGAACCGCGCTGGTATTACGTTTACGCAGGTTGAGAAAGATAAGATTACGGCTTTGCAGAAGTCGGGCAAGTTGTTTGAAGCTCAAGACATGGTGTTGAAGTCGATTGAGAATCGTGTAAGTGGTTTGGCTGAAGCGTCTGCGACTCCGTTTGAGAAGTTGACGGCACAGTTTAATCAGATTGGTGACGCAATTGGTGAAGCTTTGCTTGTACCTCTTGATGAAATCAATAAAAAGGTTGCCGTTTGGCTTGCCTCGCCACAGTCGAAGCAGGATATTAAAGACATTACCGATGGCTTTGTTGCTATGGGTGAGGCGGCGAAGTTTGTTCTTGACATTATTTTGAACATCAAGGCTGGTATGTCCGAGGTTACCAAGTTCAATGAAAAGTTGTTCGGTGGAGTCGGTTTCAAGGGAACCGTGATTGTTCCTCGTACCCCGAGCGTTGGTGGCGGTAATTCGTCTGCCCCTGGTGGTCGACCTGCTAACCCTGGCAGTGGACCGTTTGGTGGGACTAGTCGTGGCATTACGGTCAACTTCAATAAACCAATCGACTCGGTTAGTGCTGGCCGTGAAATCTCACGTGTTCTCAAAGAATATGACCGTTCAAACGGCGGTCGCAAACGATGACAATTCGCGAAAAGTTTCTATATGGTCTCATTCAATTTGAGACTTATAGTCAATCGACGGGTACATGGACGGATCGAACTTCGGCACTCAACGGTTTGCAATATTCCGAGGGTGGTCGTCTGACAACCCCTGGAGCAAACACGGTCGACGTTGGAACGCTGAATGCTTCGCTAAAAGACATATCGTCTGTTCCGGTGTCTGGTGACTTTGTTCGGCTGCGACGTTACGGCACAACCGAATATGCGTTCACAGGATACATTCAAGATGTTGGGCAACAGGTTGTGTTTGATAACGCTAAAAAGTTGTCAACCCCGTTAATTGTAACAACCCTTTATTGTGTGGATTGGGTTGGATATATGACGCAATGGATTGTAAGTGGTGTTGGTGGCCGTAATAGTTCATTTGCTCTTTTGACCAGCGGCTCAGGTTATCTGGATTCTGACAGAATTAGAGCAATAAATTATTCTTTTGACCCTACAAATGCTACGCAGATAATTACCGCAACACCTGAAAACGGAACAAGTACGACGTATGTGGCAGATACTGACCTTGTTGCCAGCGCGTCAGATCATCTTGATCTCCTTTCGCGCTCAACTGGAATGGTGTGGTGGGGATCACACGTCCTACCAACAAACAACACGACTGGCCGCGATGACCTTATCAAATGGGTGACAGCGAATGGTGCAGTTTCATCTGGTAAAACTTTCACAGATGCAGTAGGAACATCTGGCCAACTTCATTACACCGAAATTGACTTTGAAAGCTCGTCGCAAAACGTAGCAAACAAAATTAGTCTTAGTAACCGAAGTTTACTTTATTTCAATAATTCCGACATCACTCTGCTCGGCGGCGGCAACGATAGTAACTTTATTCTTGTTGATCTAACAACCAAACAACGCGGAATTATTTTAGACTCTTTATGGACAGCGCAAGACGATACTTCAATTGGAATCTATGGGGCGCGTAGCGCACAATTTGAAACCAATTTATATCTTGAGGTTGCGTATGATGCTTCAGGTGGACCTTATTATGTAATAAATCAAGTATCAAACGGATCTGCGGAGTATTCAGATAATGGTTGGGGACTTGGTTCAAACAATAAAGTCAGACGACGACAACCATCGTTAGATCCTTCACCATTTGCTGCCGCATATGGTGATTGGGCAATTCGTCTAAAACACACCGCGACAGCTGCCGGTAACTCGGCTGCAACATATTCGGGTGGTGAGTCTGATGGTATACCAGTCACACCTGGACGTTACTACTGGTTCTCGGCATCATGCGCTAGAGGTAACGTGTCAAGAACGGATTTGAGAGCTACTGCAAGAATAGATTGGTATGACGATGAAGAAGTTGCAATTTCTAACTCTTCCGGTTCTGCTGTTTCTTTGACGACCAGTAACACTTGGTATGACGTGGGACATTTTGCACTTGCTCCTGCCGGAGCAACGAGAGCAACAATAAAATGGACCTTTCAACGTTCTGGCGGTGGAAACCTTACACGCGGTGATATTGCATGGATTGATGGTGCACAAATGAACCAAACTAATTCAACTAATACATTTGCACGAACATATTTTGATGGTGACTTTGCGCGAAACGTGAATAACTTTATTATTTGGGTCGGAGAAGTTGGTAATTCACCATCACTAACTTTGTCTAATGCAATTCAGACAAGAGCGAATAATGTCGCAAGCTTGTATTCAACCACGACGGTAAGAGCTACACGGATCCGGTGGAATGCACAAGAAGACCTTGCATCCGTTTCATCGCTAACAGTTGGCAAAACAATTTCACTAATCTACAACGGAACAACAACTACATATCGCATCATAGGAATAGATGGCACGGTCGACCCCGACCGTTACATGATCGACTACTACCTCGTAAAGGCATAACATGACTGAAACAACACGCGCATACATTTACCGTATTCTTATCGCCGCCGGAACTGTGGCGTTGGCTTACGGCCTTATCACCGCAGACCAGATTGCTGTCTGGTTGGGATTGGCTACCGCAGTACTCAACATCATGCCTGCGGCTAATACAAGCATTTCGCACGACGATGTCGAGTGACGGAGTAGTCGTCACACTCGAACGCATCTACGAGAAGCTTGTCGAACTTGAGCTGCGTTTGGGTGACCACCCAAAACAACTTGACGACCACGAGCAACGCATTCGCAACCTTGAAATGAAGGTGTGGGGTTTCGCTGGCTTGTCCAGCGTTGTCGCCGTCACCGTTTCACTTATCCTGACGAAAGTAGCCTGACCATGAATAAAGTTGGAATTGTTCGACCTGTTAAAACAACCCAAATCAATGACGGTTTCGCAGCTCACCTGGCACGTGGCTCATTCACACCCGGTGTCGACTTCAACTGTGCCGTAGGTGAAACTGTGCATGCAGCGGAAACAGGCATTGTCCTGATTGCCTCGACCAACGCAAACTGTGGTGCAGGCATGAACATCACGATTCGCCACCGCGACGGTTCTCGGACAATCTACTTTCACCTGTCGCAGATTTCGGTGAAACCGTTGCAACGTGTGAAGCAGGGTCAGGTTATTGGTAAGACTGGTAACACTGGTACGCAAACGACTGGGCCTCACTTGCACTTTGCTGTTCAGCAAAAAGGCAAGTTTGTTGATCCAGAGAAAGTGTTTGCACAGACTAAGCGTGACATTGTCCCCGGCTAGGTTCTAACCTTTCTCCCTGGTCGGGTGGGGCAGTCGTTCTAGGGGGCGACTGCCCCTGTTTTGTGCTACAGTGACAGCACCTACTAGCAGAGGAGCATCATGCAACGCCAACAAGCATTCAAACTAGGTCGCACCGTCAGCGTCATTGCAGGTGTCGGAGTATTCACCGGACAACTTTGGGCCATCGTGCCCGCAATCATCGGCTTCACACTTGTCTGGTATGGATCCACAGAGTGAACGCTGGCCTCACGTCGAAATAGTCCGTGACGAGCTTGCACGACTCCGCGCAGAAATGACTATGGCGGAACATGAAGCGCGCGCCAAACATATTGCCGAACTCAAACAACGCATGTCCGGTTTCCACATGACACGGCAAGCAATTCAACGTGACTCATTCAAACCCGAAGTTCGAGCGTATCGTCGCACAATGCGCATATTACGTCAGACCCGCATGTCAAACTTTACTCAAGTAATGCTTGAGAAAGGGGCACGGATCTATGAACGACTCCAGGATGGTGGCGCG